ATTTAGTGAAATTGACAATCAATGATTGAGTAACATCTCATCTGTACCAGATGATTTTGACCTTGACTCCGGCTTTGAGGGTCAAACCGCTAAGCAACCACAGTGGGGAACCTGCCCTAGAGGAGAAGATCAGAACCCATAAATATAATTAAAGGGTTAAACCAAATGAGCAATATTGAAGACGCCTACTTCGCTGTACAAAGAGGTAACGAGGTATTTAATTGCATCGGTTCTGAACTGGCTGATAAGTTAAAAGAAGGGGATGTAATGGCAGTACATCGACCTGCTGATAATAAGACCTATGCATGGGAAATAGAAACAGATAAACTGCCTTGGGATGATGAGTCAAAGGCAACCTGGCATATTACGAACTTATCTAAGGTTGCAAGTCCAGAGTCTGACACATTAAGTGATTTGTATGTTATGCTTACATACAGCACTCAAATGGAAGTGTATCAGATAGATGGCGCTAATCCAACCAAAAACTTAGCAGATCTAAACAATGTCGACGATCCAGAGAGTTTAATCATAAAAGCCGATGGATCCAACTTAGGTGTGGATGAGCAGGCAGAAATTCAAGAGTTGATTGCGGAAATTCAAGCTATTGCACCAGATTACCCAGATTTCATCCCACTTGTTCGTATTCCAACCGGAGGTGAGTATGTAATTGTACATGAACAGAACAATCCAGTGGTGGATGGTGAGCAACTTAGTGAGCATCCAGTATTCTTATCTGACAATATGAGTTGGGATTTTGGTGATTTAACTAGGACCAATCTCGTCACCAAGTTAGACTATCTGACAATTGGTGCATGGGAATTTAATGGGGATGTAGGAAAACTGGATATGAGCAATGTGACAAGCATTTATCGTAGTCTTGGTTTAAAGTTCAATCATCCTAGTATTGGATTATGGGACACAGGAAATGTAGAAAGAGTTGGTAATCTTTTTGAGAGTAATAATGTTTTCAACCAAGACATTAGTGGTTGGGATATGAGAAAAGTCAGGAGTGTGTCTTTTATGTTCGCTAGTGCTACCTCCTTTAACCAAGACATTAGCGGTTGGGAATTCAGAGATATAACCCAATCTGGTTTTGGGGATGGATCAATGAACGGTATGTTCTATAACGCTTCCTCCTTTAACCAAGACCTCTCTGGGTGGTGTGTCAGTAACGTCCCACCTACACCCAGTGGTTTTGACACGCTCTCTGGCTTCGAGGGTCAAACCGATAGGCAACCACAGTGGGGTACTTGTCCCTAGGGGATAGGACCTGACCCCATAAATACCTGAAAGGACAAACCTATGGCTACCTACGGAGACATGAGAGATGCTTATCGTAGCATCTATGAGAAAAAGGAGGACAAGTGGCCCAACATCAATGACCCTGATGCTCCACATAAAAAGATCAAAGAAACTCCTGTCAAGCGATATCCTACTGGCTGGCAACCAACCAATGCAGTGAAGGAAGCACTTGACATCCTGGCTGAGAGTGGTATCATTGATAATGAAGAGCTGGATTTGCTTGAGATGAGACGCATGGACAAAGAGGCTGGTAAGAAGTCTGGTGGCTCTGATAACCCCATTGTAAGAGACATCGCCAATAAAAAGAAAGAGATGGCAGGTGGACGACAGAAGAAACACATCCCTGGTGACAAGAAGCGTCACACTGAAGTGAGGAAAGGTCCATCTCCATTACAGATGCAACAGGTTAAGAGAAGGAGACAACAAGCAGCAAAGGACATGTTACACTCCCCACGTGACTGATGAACATTGAAATGAGTATGGAGGATTACATTATCATCCTCAACGCACTTCATTATTACAAGAAGGCAGATAAGAAAGGACACTTCAAACAATATGATGAGAAGCGTATCAATAAACTAAGGGACAGTCTTGCGTATCAAATATGTCCTAGCGATAGTAGGGTTTTCACCCATGACGATTTGGGTGATAATGTGGTTAAATAGATGTGGATGCCTTAGGGGTCCTACAACACACAAGTCGCCTTAGGAGGGACTTAATATGAATAACTCACTCGCTCGCTGGGAGCGTTACTCTCCAGTTGGCATTGGAATGGAAGAGATGTTTAAACGTCTTGACGCCTTTGCTGACACTGGGACTAACTACCCACCGTACAACATTGTCAAGCACCTTGACGGTACTCAACAACTTCAGATCGCCCTTGCTGGTTTCAGAAAGGAGGACATTGAAGTTGCTGTTGAGAAGTCTGTGCTGAGTGTATCAGTTCCCAAGACTTATGAAGAGGAACCACACACTGAATACATCCACAGAGGTGTGTCAGGTCGTTCGTTCTCTAAGAACTGGCAACTGAGCACTGATACCAAAGTCAAGGATGTTACCTACATCGATGGACTGTTGCGTATCACACTGGAGCAAGAAGTGCCTGAAGAGGACAAGCGTAGGCTCCTCCCCATCTCATAATAAATAAACAAACTAGGGCACCCCTATTATAATGTGGGTGCCCATTATAATAATCACCCTTATCATTCAAATGGCTGTTAAAGTACTGGTAAACACCCTGGGTCAGCACATCGTTGCTGATGCCAAGCAAGTAGAGAACAAAGAGACGAAAGAACTGGTAGCATATTGGGTCAAGAACCCTCGCCTGGCTGCCTACTCTCGTGATGAGGAAGGTAACCTGGCTGTTGGTTTCTCCCCCTTCTGTGTGCTGAGCGATGAGCAAGAATTCACCATCCGCACTGATAGTGTTGTAGCTATTCTGGAGCCTCGTGATGACGTCCTTGCTGAGTATGAGCGCATCGTAGAGGGTGCACAGGTCGTCCCTGTCCCAGCTGAGGAAGCTGCAGAGGCACTGACTGAGGAAGCCCCTGCTGAGGAACCTGTTGCTGCTGAGGCATGAATCTCTCCCTTGTGATCCTCAAGACTGGTGAACACTTAGTTGGCTGGGCTGAGGAACTGGACATGGAGCCAAGCTGTCACCTGTATCGTCCCCATCTCATTGGTGGTAAGACCAAGGTGACACTGGCTCCTTGGCCTTCTTATACTGATGATGAGCACATATTGCTCAACAAACCAGACATTCTCACTGTGTGTGAGCCCAGTGAGAATGTTACAGAGTCTTACAATAAAAAAGTTGAGCTCCCTGATGCATTGAAAGACAAGCCAAAACCTGTTATACTTAATGAGGAGGAGCAAGTCCCTGAACTGACTGATGATGACTATGAACCCCGATACGTCGAGGAGCCACTATACTAACGCTCTCGATCTAATGATCATGTCTGTGTATAAACCAGACTCTGAGTTAAGGAATGAAGCTCGTGATCTTGGTTGTCTTGATGAGCTGATGAACATTCGTGAGAATGTGCTAGAATACTTACATAATGCACGCAAGGATAGGTTTTGAGGTTTTACACGTTCGCTAGACTCTATGGAGATAACATTCTCCTGCGTGGTTGGGATGACAAGAAGGGTGGTAAGTTTATGGACAAGGTTCCATTCAAACCCACCCTCTATGTCCCATCAAAAAACAAAACAGAGTACAGAACGTTAGATGGACACTATGTGTCCCCAGTTAAACCTGGTAGTATGAAGGAGTGTAAGGCATTCCTTGACCAATACTCTAACGTATCAGGTACCAAAATATATGGTTTTGAGAGATGGTTATTCCAGTTCTTGTCTGAGGAGTACCCAGATGAGATTGAGTATGACATCAACAAGATTGACTTGTGGTCTCTTGACATTGAGACTGCCTCAGAGAATGGTTTCCCCAAGCCTGAACTGGCTGAGGAGGAAGTTCTGCTGATTACACTCAAGAACTTCAAGACCAAACAACTGATTACCTTTGGTTCACGTCCATACACACCCACACGTGATGATGTGAATTATGTGTACTGTAGGGATGAGGTTGAACTACTGAAGACCTGGCTTGCCTGGTGGCAGGATGTGGCACCTGAGGTGATTACTGGTTGGAATGTGGAGATGTTTGACATCACCTACCTCTGCAACCGTATGCGCAATGTCTTTGACATTGGTGCCATGCGTGACATCTCACCCTGGAGAATGGTGAGTGAGAAGATTGTTGAACAGCAAGGGCGGCGCAACCAGACTTATGACATCGCTGGCATCAGTGTCCTGGACTACCTGGCAATCTATAAGAAGTTCACCTACACCAACAGGGAGAACTACAGGCTGGACACAATTGCTGGCATTGAACTGGGCACAAAAAAGTTAGACCACAGTGAGTTTGATACCTTCAAAGAGTTCTACACCAATGACTGGACCAAGTTTGTTGATTACAACCTGGTTGACGTTGACCTGGTGGACCAACTTGAGGAGAAAATGAAACTCATTGACTTGGTGATGTTGATGGCTTATGACGCCAAGTGTAACTACACAGACACCTTTGCCCAGGTGAGACTGTGGGACATTATCATCTATAACTATCTCAAGAAGCATAACATTGTGCTTCCATTGTTGGAGAGAAGTAACAAGAATGACCAGTATGCTGGTGCTTATGTGAAAGAACCCAAACCTGGTGCCTATGACTGGGTGGTGTCGCTGGACCTGAATAGCTTGTATCCTTCACTCATTCGCTTCCTCAACATCTCACCAGAGACACTCCTACCAGGGAAAGTTGATGTGAATGTAGAAGGTCTCATTAAGAAAGAGTGTGATATCTCTACACCAGAGGATGTATGTGTTGCTGCTAATGGTGCAACCTATAGTAAAGACACAACAGGTGTATTACCCACTCTGGTCATCAAGATGTATAATGAGCGTGTGAGATACAAGAAGAATATGTTAAGAGAAAAGCAAAAACTAGTAGATATTGAATCTGAAATGA